GTGAGCTATCGGGTCGCGGTGCGCGCGCTCTGCGAATTCACCGCCAAGGTCGGCGATCTGGATTTGCGCTTCACGCCCTCGCCCACCGCGCTGGAAGGCATCGCCGGGCACGCCCAGGTCACCGCCAGGCGTGGCGATGGCTACGAGCGCGAGATCGCCCTGGAGGGGCAATACGGGCAACTGAGCGTGCGCGGCCGTGCCGATGGCTACGACCCGGCGCGCAATCGCCTGGAAGAGATCAAGACCTTTCGCGGCGACCTGGAACGCCAGCCCGCCAATCATCGCCAGTTGCACTGGGCGCAGGCGAAGATCTATGGCTGGCTGCTGTGTCAGACACGCGGGCTCGATGAACTCGAACTGGCACTGGTCTATTTCGACGTCACCAGCCACAAGGAAACGCTGTTCGTCGAGCGTCACACCGCAGCACAGCTGCGCGTGTTCTTCGAGACCCAGTGTCAGGCGTTCATCGACTGGGCCGCACAGGAAATGGCCCACCGCGCTGCGCGCGACCAGGCACTTTCCGCCCTGCGCTTTCCCCACGACGAATTTCGTACCGGCCAGCGGCAACTGGCCGAGGCGGTGTACAAGGCTGCCTGCACGGGCACCACGCTCATGGCGCAGGCGCCTACCGGCATCGGCAAGACGCTTGGCACCCTATTCCCGCAGCTCAAGGCATTTCCGGGGCAGCGGCTGGACAAGCTGTTCTTTCTCGCCGCCAAGACGTCCGGTCGACGCCTGGCACTGGATGCGCTGCAGACGCTGCAACGCAACGCCAACCATGGACTGCGGGTACTGGAGCTGGTGGCGCGCGAAAAGACCTGCGAACACCCGGACAAGGCCTGTCATGGCGAATCCTGCCCCCTCGCCCGCGGCTTCTACGACCGCCTGCCCGCGGCGCGGGCCGCCGCGCTGGGGCAGCCCCTGCTCGACCAGGCTGCCCTGCGCGAAGTGGCGCTTGCCCATCAGGTCTGTCCCTATTACCTCAGTCAGGAGCTTGCACGCTGGGCGGACGTGGTGGTCGGTGACTACAACTATTACTTCGATAGCAGCGCCCTCCTCCACGGCCTGGCGCTGGCCAACGACTGGCGCATCTGCCTGCTGGTGGACGAGGCGCACAACCTGATTGACCGGGCACGTGGCATGTACAGCGCCGAGCTCGATCAGCGCGCCTTCGCCGGCCTCGCCAGCCAGGCGCCAGCACCCTTGAAGCGGCCGCTGGGGCGCGTGCAGCGCTGCTGGAACGAGCTGCATCGCGAGCAGCTGGCGGACTACCAGGTGCAACCGGAGTTGCCGCTCAAGCTGCTGGGCGCGCTGCAGCAGGCGGTCAGCGCCATCACCGACTATCTGGGCGAGCAACCCGCAGGGCTGGATGCGGAACTGCAACGAGCCTATTTCGACGCCATGCATTTCTGCCGTGTCGCCGAGCTGTTCGGTGAACACTCGCTGTTCGACATCAGCCTGTTGCCGGCGATTGCTCGCAGCAAGGCCCGTCGTTCGATCCTTTGCCTGCGCAATGTGGTTCCCGCCCCCTTTCTGGCTCCCCGCCTGGCACAGGCGCGTTCCAGTGTGCTGTTCTCCGCCACGCTGAGCCCGCGCAGGTTCCACGCCGACATGCTGGGCCTGCCCGCCGGCAGCGCCTGGATCGATGTCGAGTCGCCGTTCCAGAGCCGGCAACTGCGCGTCTGCCTGGCCGAGCATGTCTCGACCCGTTATCAGCACCGGCAGGCCTCGCTGGGCGCCGTGGTCGAACTGATTGCCCGTCAGTACCGTGAGCGGCCCGGCAACTACCTGGCCTTCTTCAGCAGCTTCGATTACCTGCAACAGGTCACCGTGCTGCTGCGCGAGCAATGCCCGGACGTACCCTTCTGGGAGCAGACCCGCGGCATGCAGGAAGCGGCGCGCAATGCCTTTCTCGATCGCTTTACCGAACACAGCGAAGGAATCGGTTTCGCCGTGCTTGGCGGCGCCTTCGCCGAAGGTATCGACCTGCCTGGCCAGCGCCTGATCGGTGCCTTCGTCGCGACCCTTGGCCTGCCGCAGGTCAACCCGATCAACGAACAATTCAAGATACGGCTCGACGAGCTGTTCGGGCGCGGCCACGGGTACGACTACACCTATCTCTACCCAGGGTTGCAAAAGGTCGTGCAGGCCGCCGGCCGAGTGATCCGCACACAGCAGGACGAGGGCGTCGTGCATCTGATCGACGATCGTTTTGGCCGTCCGCAGGTGCGTCGTTTGCTGCCCGGGTGGTGGGCCTTGTCTGGCAGTTCTGGTGGTTGAACGCCGGTCGTTCTGGTTGCGTGGGCCTCGGAGGCTGGTTATAGTCCTGCGCCGCCGATTCCCCATCGGCGCGCTGCGACGCAGCCTACGCCCGGATGGCGAAATTGGTATACGCAAGGGACTTAAAATCCCTCATCCGAAAGGGTATGCGGGTTCGACCCCCGCTCCGGGCACCAGTAACGACGCGGCTTTCAGAGATATACCCCCCTTAAAACCGCGCCTCCCTGCTTTGACTGTCAATCACCGGTCAATCACACAGCAGGGTTTTTAAGTCGAAATCAGTCTAAGAAAAAACCCCGCACAGCATCACGCAGGCGGGGCTTTGCTGTCACCGGCCAACCCCAAAGTGGGGCTAGGATTCTCGGCCGCACAGCGTGACGGGGTTTTGCGCGAAACGGGGCACTCGCCGTCTTATCCCCGTCCTGGCTTATCCCGAAGGCCCGCCCAGGCTGCGGTCACGCGAAACAGTGACGGTTATTTCTCACTTGGAAACCGCCAAACCAATCCGGCCCAACTTTATTGCCCTCTAGGGGTTTGCCACGCCGGCCCGTGGTTCAGATCAAGCCGACCTCACACATACACACCAGCTCGGTGCGCGTGTTGTTGGGCAGGATCGCTTTCAGGTTGTACTTCTTGCCGTGGTAGGCCAGGCGGTGCGCCGTGGTCAGGTCGTCGCGGTAGCCGATCGTCACGCGCATCGTTGTGGCCGATTGCTGAGCGTCAGCGGCCAGGAACTCTCGCCCGTTGATGCCCTCGATGCTCGCCCACTCGGTGCCGATAGTGGTCCAGCTCTGGACCATCTCGCCGGTAACGGGATCTTGCGTCGAGGTATAGGCTTGAACCTCGACCGGATGGCGGCGGCGTCCGGTATTCATCACAGCACCGCCATCGATTTATACGGGGCCAGTAGGAGCTGATACGCCGTGTTCTCGTGAATCGGGCGGTCGGATTGGCGCTCCCGGTTGACGTACAGGTCGCCCGTCAGCAGCAGAATGGCGCACTCGATGGCCTCGGGCATGGGGTCGGGCAGGTCGTCGCCCAGGTACTGCTCGACGTGCCGGGTTGCGGCGTCCAGATAGAGCTGGATCAGCGGGTCTTCCATCGCGTGCATCACGCGCAGGTGTTGCTTGGCTTCGGCCACGGTAATCATACGAAGAACACCTCGGTATCAATCTCAAAGGGGGCGGCTGCGGCTTGGGCGGCGCCCATTGCCATTGCCAGGGCTTGCAGGCCGTCAATTCGGCCCGTGCGGCGTGATTTGTCGAGCTTGCGGCTGCCGGCTGGGTCTTTCACCGCTACGGCATTGGCGGCGCACATGGTCAGCACCGGGTGGTTGCCGTGGGCCACGCGGCCGTTCAGCAGCTCGGCTTCCAGTGCGTCGAGCGCCGGGGCCATATCCTTGAAGCCTTGACCGTGCGGCACTAGCGGCAGATCGAGGCCCAGGCGGTCGAGTTCTTTCTTGAAAATGTCGATACGCCAGCGGTCGAAGGCCACGGCCTGAATGTCCACGTCGGACAGGATCTCAGCCATATCGGCGGCCACGGCTTCATAGTCCACCGTCGCGCCGGGTGTCGTGCGCAGGTAGCCTTCAGCGGCCCACTGGTCATACGGGGCGCGGTCTTTCTTGGCGCGGTCGAAGATGCCTTGCTCTGGCGTCCAGAAGTACGGACGAACCTGCCATACATTCCCGGCCTTGCCGATCAGCACAAGCGCCGTCAAGTCGGTACGGGCGGACAGGTCCAGGCCGGCATACACGGGACCGTCGAACGGCTCCGGCTCAGCATCGCACGCCATCCACACGTCAGGCGATATGAACGGGCTGTCCAGGCTCACGCGCTGATTCAGCAGCAGGTTCCGAGCGGTGTTGGACATAGACGGCATCCGCGCCGCTTGCTGCATCTGCTCGCGCAGGTCGTCTTCGGAGCGGAACAGGCCCAGCGCCGGGTTGGCTGCTTTCCAGGCATCCACGTCCAGCAGGTCGCAGCCCTTCGGCGCGGCGTACAGGTGGCAGACGATGCGCGGGTCTTTCGACTGCTTGGCATCGTCGATCCACTGGCTCAGCAGATCGGCATCGTTCGCGGCTTGGGTACTGATAGCGATCAGCAGCGGGTCAGCGTGTGCGCCCTGGCTGGTCGTGATGGCATCCACGAAGTCCGATTGCGGTCCGCGGATCTGGCCTATCTCGTCGAGGATGGCGAGCACCGGGGAAAGGCCGTGTGCCGTTCTGCCGTCAGCCGCCAAGGCGCGAAACTCAGTATTCAGCGGCAGACCTAGCAGGCGCTTGCCGCTCGGCACGATGCGGACAATCTTCGATAAGGCCGGCGACTGTTGAACCATCTTCGATGCCAGGTTGAACACCAGCGCAGCCTGGTCACGACTCATAGCTCCCGACACTAGCTGGCTGTTCTGCTTGGCTTCAGGCCCGACCAGATGGGCCAGGATCAGGCCAGCGATAAGCCCGGATTTTCCGTTCTTTCTCGCTATCGAGCAGATGGCGCGCCGGGTGCCGTGCGGATTGTCGTAAACGGCTCGGATGAACTCTTTCTGAAACTCAGCCAGGCGCATCGGTTTACCCACGTCCGCGCCTTCCGGCACCACGAGGTACTTCTCGCAAAAGCTGATGATCTTCTCGGCCCTGGTCATTGCATCGTCGCCAGGGTTGGGATCAGGTCGTCGTCGAGCTGAGCGCGGGCGTCACGCTCCAGGGCGGCGCCTTTCGGGATGTTTTGCGCCTTGCCCACGGTGGCGATGGTATCGACCTTGAGTTGCCGGCCAGTGGCCAGAGCGCGGCGGCTCATCTTGTCGAGCAGATCGCAGGCGGGGTTCGGCTTGCCGTCCACCAGCAGCCCGTCACGGTCGATGGCATCTTGCAGCGCCTCGATGTCGGCATAGGCACGGGCCAGGCTTCCGGCCAGGATCAAGTCAGCATCGGTCCAAGTATCACGCGGGCGGGCGGTGACGATGGCGTCCCAAAACGGTCTGGCCGCCTTCCCTACGCGCACAAACGCAGGCGGCGCTATAGGTCCAAGCGCAACGGCCTGAGCGGCTGCTACGGCGGCTCTGGCGCTGTCTGAGCGGGGTCGGCGTGGGGTGGTTTTCATGGCACTTAGCAATAAAAAAGCAGGGAGGGGGCGGTCTTCTCGCCAGCGGTTGCTGGTGATTTATTCCACGGGTGAGCCGGGTCGAGTGGCATCCCGTTCACGTCGCAGCCCAGGAACACGCTTTTGTTCATGCTCGCGGCTGTCTTGAGTGAGTGGCAGTCGTGGCACAGGCTCTGCAAATTCTCCCGACTGTTGTCGTCGGTGTAGTCCTCACGGCTGTCCTCGATGTGGTCCACGTCCGTTGCTGGCACTACCAGGCCACGGGCGGCACACATACGGCACAGCGGCTCACTGGCCAGCACCTCGGCGCGGAGCTGCTTCCAGGCGCTGCTGTTCAGGCTCAGCGTGCGTTTCTTCTTCATGCTGCTGCCCCTTTAGCCTGTGCATCCTGATCGGCAGCATCGGGTTGTGCATTCGGTCTTCCAGTGGCAGGCGTTGCATTTTCAGTTTGCGCATCGTCGATACCCTCGATGGCTGGCAGGTTTTCAATGCGGCGCACCTCAGAACGGAGCATCCATCCGTCCTCGATGCCGCGCTGATAGAAGTTGGCGCGGGCCAGGCTGTCGCCACGCAGCAGACCTTCCACGTTGTGCTCGACAAAGAACGCGGGGTTGTTGATGCACGCCCGGTTGATCGCCTGTTCCCACATCACGAGATGACGGCGCAGGGTGTTGGTCACGAAGAAGCGGGCCAGCTCGACCACGTTTGAATAGTTCGCGGCCTCCATATCCCCGATCATCACGGGCGGTACGCGGAACAGACGCGCAGTCTCAACGATGGACAGGCGCCGGGCTTCAATCCACTCGGCATCCTCAAGCGTCATGCTCACGGTCTTGAACGTCGCGCCTTGCGGCAGTACGGCGGTCTTGCCGTGGTTGGCGATACCGGCTTGACCAGCGGACCAGCTTTCGCGGATCTGCCCGGCCTGCTCTTTCGTGGTGCCGGGTGGTGTCTCGATGACGCCCGACAGCTTGGTGCCCTGCTCGAACATCTTGGCGCCGTGGGTACGCTCGGCCAGGGCCAGGCCGATAGTGTCGCGGGCTACTTGGATCGGGCTGCGGCCCAGGATTCCATCGTCGGAGTGGTAACGCAGGTGCAGGACTTCATCGGCCAGCAGGCGGCGCTGGTTGCCTTTGCCGTCAACGTGGTCATAGACCAGATTGCCCAGGCTCGAACGCAGCACGGTCACGCTATCGGGGTGCAGCGGCAGCAGGGCTTTCACCGAACCGTTCGGGTTCCACACGATTTCCGCATAGGCGTTACCACGCAGCAGAACATGACGCTGCATCTGCTCGCGGAACTCCAGTGCGCTTTGCCAGTTGTTCGGTGCGTCGTGCAGCAGGCGGTATAGCGGGTGCGTCTTGGCCTTCTCGCGTCCGTTGTCGGTGTTGCGGTACACGTCGAGCGGCAGGCTACCCACGGTTTCAGAGATAGCAGCCACGCACGCATAGACTGCTGAGATACCTTCGGCGGTCGTGGTGTTCACGTCCACGCCAGCCACGCCAGGAAAGCCCGTCAGGCGGTCGTAATAGGTGTCATAGGCCGGGGTAGTCGGCTCGGGGCTGGCACGTTTGAACAGGCGCGGAAACTTCACTGGCAGGCCTCCAGATACAGACGGGCAAGGCGAATCGAGCGCGGCAGCTTCGACCGGACTTGAACACTCGTCGCGTCATAGGCCGGGTTGGCCGTGATGGTGATTTCGAATAGATCCACGTCTCGCAGCTCGCGGACGGGTTTCGCGCCTTCGGCCCAGGTGTCACGAACAGGTAGAAACCCGAACGAACAGCCGGCCACGTCGCCACGCTTCACCAGCTCGGCCAGATCGCGGCCAAGGGTGGTGTCGGGAAGGTCCAGCTCGAACGCCAGGCCTTCGGAATCTTCGGTGAGTCGCAGAGTGCCGGCACCCAGGCGACCGAGCAGCGACTTGCCGTCATGCTCGTAAATCGCCCGGATGTTTCCAGCAGAAGCGGCGGCAAGCGTCCGGGTGAAGGCACCGGGGCGGATGACTTCCACAAACTCGCCCAGGTCCGTCTCAGAGTTGAACCGAGCGGCATAGCCGGTCAGCTTGCGTCCGTCAGGCTTCAGCCCATTGCTTGCGCGCCGTTCCATTGCTTAGACCTCGGTCGCTACGACGAAGCCCTGCGGATGGCGCACGGCGGTATCGACGGTGGCCATAGCGCGAACCTGAATGCCGCCACGGCTGTAGGCCGGCTCAGCGTACGGGTTCACCAGAATGTCCACCTCGCTCCAGACGCCAAGCATGACTTGCGAGAAGTCACCGAGGATCAGTTTCCCAGCCGGCACGTTCTTGCTCGCTGCCAGGGCCAGGCCAGCCATAGCGCCGTTGTCGTACAGGAAGCCCGAACCGGAACCGGCGACCTTCTCAGCAGCCGCCAGGGCGGTGCGGATGGCGGCAGTGGTGAGCCAGCGACCGTTGCTGATATCCACGTCGTCGAGCATTTCCAGCATCGCCAGAACGCCAGCCCAGGTAGTCGGAACATCACCAGCAGCTTGGATGCCAGGAGTGTTCAGGATGCCCAGCGGCTGCCCAGCCAGACCGGAACCGTTGATGATCGCGGCGTCGATCTGCTTGGCGATCAAGAAGCTCAGATCCTCGCGCACCAGTTGCTCGATGGACGGGGCGCTCTGCTGAATGAGCTGGCGACTCATCTCGGTTTTGCCGCCGACGTGCTTCGGGGTCAGGGTGACTTGATCGAAGCTCATCTCGGCTTCCGGCACGGCCTGGCCTTCAGTAACCCAGCCGGTTTCGAGGCCGCTGCCGAACTTCGGAATGGCGACGTTGCCACGAAGGCCGGTCATCACGCGGACGCCCATCTGGCGAGCCAGCAGAGCCTCACGCAGCGGGCCAATGTAGTCCTGAGCGCGGTGGTCAGTACCTACCAGCTCGGGCGCGGTCGCGGTGGTGTTGGCGCGCTTCTCCAGGCTAGCGAAGGGTACGAAGGCGCCCTCGGCTTTGCGGCCACTGCGGCGTTCGGCTTCGCGGGCATATTCAGCCTCGGCACCGTCCAGGCTGCGGCCTTCCATCTGAGCGCGAATCACGCGGGTGACGCTCACGGAGTCGGCCAGACGGTCGAAGTCGGCAGAGGGTGCGCCCGATACCGGAGTGCCAGCGGCGCGGCGTTCTACTTCGCCCAGGTACTCGGCGCGCTCAACCTGAGCGGACAGGGCGCGCTCTTCGGTCTTGAGGGTGTCGAATTGCTTGGTTTCGTCGGCAGACAGATCGCGGCCTTCGGCGGCTGCGGCATCTACCAGGGTTTTCATGGCGGCGACCTTGGCGGAGCGCTGCTCGCGTAGGGCGGAAATCTTCATTGGTGTCGTACCTGTAAAGTTAGATGACATGCACGCATACTGTACGCATATACAGTATTCTGCGCAACTAATCGTTGACAGGTACGTTCGCCACGTTGTAGCGAGCATAAAAAACCCCGCTCGGTAGCGGGGTTGAGGTCATTGCACGGTTGCGTCAGGCCATCGTTCCTTGGCCTTTCTCAGTGCTTCGGTATGGGTCACCGGCTCGCAGATCATCGTAAACGGCGGATGCCCGTTAACAATAATGGTCCAGTGGCCGCGGCGTGATTCGCCGTCATTCGCTGCGACCTCTGCCAGCAACTCCAGACGATGAAGTTTGATGTATTGGCGAATGTCGGGCGTGAGCTTGCTGGATGGCGACACAATCAGCCGGTTGCCCTTCACCTTCGCGCTGAAGCCGTGGTCGCGGAGATAATCGATAGCGGCCATCAGAAAGCCTCCGCGTCGTCATCATCGAACTCGGGCGAATCGCTGAAGGTGCTCACGTTTTGCTGAAGATGCTCATAGTTTTCTGTGAGCACCTTCTGGCGATCTTGAGCACCTTCAGCGGGAAGGCTCCAAACCCACTGCTGTTTCCCGCCCCCGAAAGCCCCGCCCTCCTTCTTCGCAACCGCACCAATCGTTTTCTGAGCGCGGCGAACCGTTGCCCAGGTAAGCCCGTTTCCGTCAGCGTCTTTTTTGATCTGGTTCGTCGGAACCGGGCCAGCGGCAAGAAGATCGCGCAGGAAGTCGCAGGCATCGTCCAGCTCTGTACGGCGCTCGTCCTGATTCTGCGACTCAACGTCCGCAAGGATCTCGCGCGCGGTCCCTTCGATCTTTCCTCCCCATAGCACGCGAGTAGTCGTGATGCCCTCCCCGACCGTGCATTCCTCGATGGTGTAAGAGCATCCGCCGTCGTCTACCGCGATGTTCGACTTTGCACGCGCCAGCACACGAAGCTCGGAGTCTTCTTGCTTCGCGGCCACCAGCACCGTACGCGCCAACGCTCCAAAAGCCTGCGACCCCAGCACTCGCTCGGCCGGGTTCTTGTCCGCCGATCCTTTCGAGAAGTGGGTGATGCCCAGCACCGCGCAGTCATGTTGCTCAGCAAGGTCGACCAGGCCTTGCAAAGCCCGTCGCACGTCGTTGGCGCGGTGCATATCACCAGAGACGGCGGACACGATGGGGTCAATCATAATCAGCCCCACGTCACCGATTCGTGCCATCTCAGCGGCCAGCAGGTCGATATCTTTGGCCGGGTCGAATGGCTGGGTTTCCCCTAGTCCGTTGACGCGGCCTTGCAGGATGTACACCTTTCGAAGATCGGCACCGGACGCCATCAGGCGCGGAACAATCGTGTCGGACGCGTCATCCTCGCTCGACCAGATAACAACGCTGCGCCGCTCATGACAGGGTTCGCCATCTGGCCAGCGCCCCCCGCTCGTGATGGTTGCAGCGAGGCCAATCGTCAGCGTGGTTTTGCCAGTTCCACCAGCACCAGCAAGGATGGTCAGCTTGCCCAGCGCCAGCCAACCCGGCCAGGCCCAGTGAATTGCGGTTGGCGTGATGCTGGTCGCCTGAATGGCGTTCGCCCGCCAGGCGTCCTTGGCGGCAGCTTCCGCCCATTCCTTCTTCAGGATTTCGATTGCTGCGGCCATTACGCGACCCCCAACCGGCGCTTGGCCAGCTCTAGCCGCTCTTGATCGGCTGCGGACAGTTGCTTGCCCAAGCGAATCTGCTCGACGGCAACCGTGATAACCATCGCCTCGAACTGCCGCGCTGCTCGGCTTGGCTGAGATGACCGAGGCTTGTCGCCGGCGAACAGATCGCGCAGTTCCAGCCCGACCGCGCCGGTGATCTCCGCGGCGCTACAGCCGGCCCAGCACTTCAGCAGCACCGTGCCGTTGTCAGCTTCCTTAATGCTTAGGCTGGGGTTCTTGTCGTCGTGAGCCGGGCAGCAGGCAAGCCACTTGGCGGCGCCATTCGGCTTTACCTTGTCGAGGCGTGACAGGATGTTGTCGATTGGACTCATGCCGCCTCCCCCGTGTGCTCAGAGGTGCGGCGCGCCAGGAACTCGGCAAGATCGCTAAGCCGGTAGCGGACGAGCCGGCCGACTTTCATGTACGGGAGGTTATAGCGCCCGGTCGAGCGCCAGACGGACAAGGTAGAAGCCTTGATGCCCAGGGCAGCGGCGGCTTGCTTGTCGTCTACTTGAACAGGCGGGTTCTTCGGATCGTAGCCAAGGGCGGCAGCGATATCGGCCTTGATGGCCTCGATAGTGGTGTGCATGAGTATTGCCTCGTCGGGTCAGAAGTGACGAGGCAATGGTCGAAAAAGCGAAGCGGTGCCGGCAGTCCAGCAAGCGCGCACACTGTACAGTTTGCGCGCAGACTGTATTAGGCCTGAGTTCTCCGATGCTCGCGAACCCAGCCATATAGCGTTCGCTCTGTGACCTCATACGCTTTGTTCCGATGTCTCGCGAATGCGGCCATTCCACTGTACGTATGCCCAGTTTCATCCCATTCGCTTAGAGCTTTTTCCTTCAGTGCATTGGTTGCCTTGTGGGCCGCACTAGCGGCCCGTCTCGCGGCTAAAGACACTTTCTTTTTCGCCAGCTCGTCAGCTTTTCCTGGCAGTGCGCTTTCGATGCGATGAACCAACCTGGCTTCCTGATCTTTCAGAGCCCAAAGTGTTTCGGCTCTGCATACCGTTTCCATAATCTCGACGACTGCGCTAGCGGCGCTCTGCTTCCGTAGCTCCCGTATTTCAGCCCTAATCGACGACGGAACGTCGCTGTAGTCGTCCATATAATCGTTCACGACTCGTGCGATTTGGTCTAATGCCAAGATCGCTATGTACTCCTCAGTCGACCCGTCTGGAAAACTCTCATCGTCTAAATCTACGTCCTGAATGGCCGCCTGTAGTGCGTCGAGATCGCTAGTGTTGGCCTCTGACGGAAAGTCCAGTACTCCGGCTATATCGGGATGGCTGCCATGGTCGTGTATTAACTTTCTCAGCCCGGCCTCGGTTCTCGACTCGTATGGCAGATACCCTAGCAGGTGCCCTCCGTGCTCAAAATGATCGACGATCCAGCGTTCTTTCCAAGCCTCGAATTGTTCAGAGATGAGCAAATAAACATCGGATGATGCTTCCTTTAGCGCTTCGACCGTCCTCTTCCTCACATACCACCGAGCGCGGTCCTGTAACTCGCGCAGCCTAGCTAACGGAAAGCTATGCGGTACTCGGTCAGTAAACGGATCGAACGCATCCCCGTCCTCGAAGCTCATATCTTGCCCTCCGGCATTCACTCAAATAGATGGCCAGCCAGGCGGTTGAGTGATCCGCTTTTCGCCCCGTCGGGCTAGGCTGGCCAAACCATTATGCCGCGAGGCGAGCTAGTTTCTCGCGGGCCTTGTCCTGAGCTTCGATCAGCATACCGTCGCCTTCAAGATCGAACCCGCCTTGAGCAAGTCGCAGCTCGGCAGAAGGGAAGGCTCCAGCAATTCGAGTCAGAGCGAGTTCGGCTTCTGCTTTGTCGGCAAAAGGACCGCAGCAGCCATAAGGGTAACGCTCGTCCTGCATATTCATCACGAAATAGTAATTAACGAACGGGCCATTCTGGGTGAAGGTCATTTCTCATTTCTCCGTCGTGGTGCTGCCCATCGCAGCGGTAATTTTCTCGAGCGCCTCGCGCACCGGATCGGTGGCTAAGTGGGCATAGCGCGCCGTGGTCACTGTCGTGGTATGTCCTAGCAGCTTCCCGACCATCGGTAGGCTCACTCCCTGCCCGACCAGCCAGCTCGCCGTGGTATGCCGCAAGTCGTGAATGCGAATATCCGGCACCTCAGACGATCCCACTTCAGCGGCGAACGCTTTCTGCACCTCTTTCCAGCTCGCATAGATATTGGTGACGTGGCCCGCGCTGCTGCTGGATGGGAAAACCCACTCGGCACTCACTCCGACGCGGCGCTTTAGGATTGCCACGGCAGGCGGCGGCAACGGTATCGAATGCACACGCTTGTTCTTGTGGTGCGCGCTGCCGATGGTCCAGACGTTCGCCTTCAGATCCACTTGATCCCAGCGCATCGCCTTCACGTTGCCGGATCGGGCACCAGTGAACAGGCACAGGCGGAAGATATCGGCCGCGTCCTCGTTGTTGATTGAGTCAATCGCCTTGAACAGGGCCGGCATCTGATCAGGCTTGACCCACTGTTCCCGCGGCGCTTCCCGGTTGTCGGTGATCGTGGTCCAGGGGTTGCGAGTATTCAGACCGTGATGCTTGATCGCGTGGTTCCAGATCGCCCTGGCCAATCGCTTGAGGTGGTTCGCTTCGACTGGTCCGCTGTTGACGGTCACGTCGCGGAAAATCTTGCCGACGAGTGTTGCTGTCACCTCGCTGACACGGCGGCTCGCCCTATCCTTTAGGTGGCGCTCATACAAGCGCTGATCTTTCTTCCAGCTCCGCTTGATTGGCTTTTTCGGGTTCGGGCCCACGGAGCGCTCGGTTTCCCATAGCGTCCAAAGGTCTTTGACGGTCAGTTCGTCTTTCTTGGCGGTGGCGGCTGCTCGGACGCTCTCGCCAGCGTTGAGCATCTGTAGTTTCTGGCGTGCTGCTGCTCGTGCCTGCTCGACGGTCAGATCATCGGGGAAGGTGCCCAGGCGCAGAAACTCGGTGTTGCCCTTGCGCCCCATGCCCGCCACGCGACGAATCACATAGAAGGTCTTGCTGCCGGCCGGGGTGACACAAAGGGCCAGCCCTTGGGTTTTGGTGTCTCGATACCAAGCCCGCTTGCTGGTCGGCGCGATGCTGGCCAATGCTGTCTTGGTGAACTGAAACGAAGTGTCCGCCGCTGCCAT